GCCGATTTATGCAACAAAGCCGGCTCCAACTGGTCGAAGGCGTCAAGAATTAGTTGCTCAAACTTCAAACCCTTCATGCAGCGCGTTGTAATGTGGCGCTCGTATAACTGGGTCAATTTATTAACGAGCAGCGTCGTTTTACCTGTACCCGAATGCCCATAAACAACGATTTGTTTTCCGGGGGTCGTTAGGGAATTTACTAGCTTGTCGTTCACCGAATCCCGCTCGACAAAAGCGATGCGAGCAGGCTTAGTGGGGGTAAATACGTCTCGAGTCAGATAAGGCATGTCAAGCAGTATAACCAAGTCTAAAAAATGCAAGCCGCACAACCGCGCCGATCGAATCTTGCACACCTGGAGATGTCTATGCAAAGGTTTCCCTAGATTGTTAGCCGAGCATGCTGAAAGATGAATGGCGGGTGGTATGTAATCAGGACACGCTTTCTTGCTGAATGACAGCTATGCAGGTCTTGCTTAAATGGCAGGTCAGGGTCAGCATCGCCAGTTCACCACCTGTGAGAGCGGCCTTTGACCTGCATGGAGCCACGGAACTTGAGACTTCTGCTAAATGGCCGGACTTGACAGCGGACCAGTCACTCGGGACGTCACAAGTCCAATGACCGCTATAGGTGGCAACGGTAATCGGTTCACCTAAACAGGATGGCGGCAACCAGCCTTAACCGGCCGCGAGCGGCCATCAACGGAACGCCAGTAGATTGCCTCAGTTACGCCAAATTAACAAAGGGCTAAAGGTCATGCCACTGCGCTATGAGGTGCTGGATTAGCGGCGAATTCTTGCTAGCACATTTTTACGCGCTATTCAACTGAAAACCGTGCGTTATACACCTCACGGTTTCCTGCTGACACCTTGTAACAGCATGCCTATGGTGTGCTGCTATGCAAAACGGCCCGTTTCCTCCTATCAAGCAAAGCGCCCTTCAAAAGCATCGGGCACACCAGCATTTCCCATACCTTGGCCGGGACACGCTGGATCGCCAGCGTGCGATCTTCACCATCACGGACACACTCAATCAGCTGGGCCAGGCCTCGCGCACCAGCACCTTGCTGCGGTGGCTGGGTCGTTTTGATGGCATGGAAGCCCACCTTGAAGAGGACCAAGATCCTCTGCTGTGCGTGCGCGCATTGCTGATGGCCGCTGTGGCATCACGGGTCAGCAGATCCACGCCCAAAGAGTCACCCGACGATGCATGGGAGCGCATGGTTTCGTCCATCATGCGGCTGGACTTCGTCCACACCCACAGCAGCTGGGGCATCCATACGAAGTCGCGCATCAAGTGGGACCCGATGGGCCAGACCTGGCTGGAGTTCCTGGAGGAGGGCATGCCTGGGGAAAGCCTGACCACCTGGCTGCCGGGCTCCGGCAACCCTGACCTCGCCAGACGAAGTGCTGCCGCCTTGCTGACGGGCTTTTTCTGATGCAACTCCTTGGTCGAATCAACAGCTTGCTGCAGCAGGTGCAAACGCGATGGCTGGGTAAGCGGCCGCCGCCGGTGGATGCTGCGCCGCAGACTGCTGCTGCAAACCCCGTGGTCGTTGCAGGCACCGAGCCAGGTTGGCTGCGCGTGCTCGCCGCCTCACAACTGCTGCAGTGCGTAAAGGCAGACAAAGCACTCGCTGAAATCTGGCGTCAGTCCAGGCAATCTGAAGCCACCTGGCAACGTGATCTGCTGCCGGCAATCCATCGCTACGCTGAGTTTGTGCAACTGATGCCGGCCTCAGAAGCCCACCACCACGCGCATGCCGGGGGGTTGCTGTCTCACACCATCGAAATGCTGTTGGCGGCAATGACCTGGCGCAACGCGCATCTGCTGCCCGAAGGGTCTGCGATTGAGGAGATCGACAATCAGCGCGACCAGTGGACCTATGTGGTGTTCTTTGCGGCCTTGCTGCATGACATCGCCAAGCCGATGACTGATCTACGGATTCAATGGCGCTGCGATGGCATGGCCGACTCGGTCCGCTGGATGCCCAGCGGCGGCAGCCTGCTGCAGATCATGGACCAGCGCAGGGCGGGGGAGTACCTGGTGGACTTTGCCCCCAAGAGCCAGCGCGATTACAGCGCACACACCAGACTGGCGCAGACCTTGATCTCTCGCGTAGCGCCGGCTTCAGCTTTGTCGTTCCTGGCCAGAGAGCCGAAGGCGCTGGGAGTGCTGGAGGCATACCTGTGTGGCCAGGACAAAGACAGCCTGGTGGCCACCATTGTCAAGAAGGCCGACCAGGCATCGACCAAGCGAGCTTTGCAAAACGGCAGCAAAGCCAGGTTTGCCACAGCCAAGGCGGTTCCGCTGGTGGATCTGCTGATGCAGGCCATGACCAGCATGCTGCAAGCTGGAACGGTGTTGCCGCTCAATCGCAATGGTGCTGCAGGATGGGTGTTTGAAGGGTCAGTCTGGTTTGTTGCCAAGCGCTTGGCAGACAGCGTGCGCGAGTGGGTCAAGACACATGAACCGGAGGAGGCGATTCCTGGCCAGGCCAAGAACGACCGTTTGTTTGACACCTGGCAGGAGTACGGTGTCATCGATCTCAATCCTGCGACAGGACAGGCGATTTGGTACGTCGAGGTCCACGGCAATGAGGCAGAGCAGGGGGGCTACACGCATGAGTTTGCGATGCTGCGCTTTCCGCTGTCCAAGCTGTATGCCCAAGAAGGCATGTACCCGGCCCCTATGCGCGGGCACCTGGTGATCAAGGACAAGCGCAAAGCGGGTGCGGAAGACCAGCAAGACTTGGCGCCAGCACTGACGGTGCCAGATGAGCACCAAACTGCTGCAGCGGAGGGCAACAGTCATCAGGATGCTGCAACACAAAGCAATCTGCATGAGGTTGCGCCAGATTCAACCAACCCGCCAGAAGCTGCGCCAGTCAAGCAAGCCAAGCGGCAAGAAGCTGCGACAGCCCAAGACAGGAAGCTTGCACTTGTCATGCGTGAGCCGGCCTTCAGCAAACCACCTCAAGCTGCTGCAGCTGCGAAGTCCAACGGCAAATCACCTGGGCCAAAGCCTGAACCCAAGCTTGAACCAAATCCTGAAGCCAAGCAGCGGTCCCCAGCCGCTACAAGCCCGTTGGCTGGTCCAACTGAACGCAGCGGATCTCATGCTGGGCCAGTTTCCTCCAACAGCAATGCACATGAGGCAGGCGATGATGCGTATTTGCTGGATGACAACCTCTACCTGGACATGGCAGAAAGCGCGGCCGCGAACAGCCGGCCAGCAGCGCGAGCTTCGCTACGCTCGGGCAAGAAGGCCGCAGGAGATGCGGCGCCACACGTGCAATCACACCAAACTGGCGCAAGCGCTGCGCCTGCTTCGCCACGGCTGCAAACGCAACAGCAGCCTTCCAACCAATCACATCAAACTGCAGCAATCCAGAACAAGCCCAAGCCGGTGCAGCAGCCTCCAGCACCCGCCAGGCGAGTGAGTCAAGAGTTCCGTGACCTCATGGAGCTGGACGACATCCCGGCGATTCTTCCGCGCACAGCAGTCAAACCGGCGGCCGCCGCGCATCCCAATGAGCCCGTGCTGCTGGTGCAGCAGCTGCCGGATCTGCCTGGCCAAGAGGAAGCTGCTGCGGCGCAAGAGCCCAGTGATTTGGTGGTGGACTTCATGCAGTGGGTTCAGCAAGGCCTGGTCAGCCGTGAACTCAAATACAACGAAGCGGGTGCCGTGGTGCATTTTGTGCCTGAGGGCATGGCGCTGGTATCGCCGCGGATCTTCAAGGACTACGCGGCCGCTGTCGGTGGTGATGCGAATTTGACCGAGCTGGCCAGCAAGGCCCAGCGCGAGCTGATCAAATGCGGCTGGCATTTGCCGGGGCCCAATCGGACCAACATCGTCAAGTACGCCATCCAGGGGCGCGGTGGAGATGTCGTGGGCAATTTGTCGTGCGTGGTCCTGCTCGAGCCGTTTCGCTGGGTCCAACCGGTGCCACCGAACAATCCAGCTCTGGCCAAGACCTAGGCTATGTTTGTGGGGTAGAAATTATGGTTATGTTAACTTTTCTTCACCAAAACCTAACACTTGCCGGCCTCAATCTGCAAGTAAAAACTGATTCATTTCAAGCATCTACGTGGATGCTGGTCAGATTGACAGTTGACAGTTGCAAGTGAACAACATACAGTTCAAACCGTGCATCAACGAGGTTCTTAGCTCTTTGTGTTAGCTCTATACCTTACAAATCAATGGCTTACGGGCTATTTTTTTGTAGATTTCAGAGAGATACAATGTATACGTTGTTAAATCCCCGCGACAATTGAGCCTCATTCCCTAAAGAGGCGTTGGCTGCGCTGCTGTAGGAAGTAGCCAACATCGCCACCGCGCCAGCGGCTAGGCCCTTTCCCAAAATCTCCCTGAGCTTGGCCTCCCTTCGCGTCCCTTTGACGCTTTCAAGCACTGCCAGTTTCATGGCGTAGTCAACGTCCACGCCAGCAATGTCTGCAAGCTCTGCCGCTGTTGCCGGGGAGATTGGGCGCTTTCCTTCCTTCATCAGATACACGTTTTGGCGTGCTGTGCCCATGCGTTCAGCCAAAGCCGAATCGCTACCGCATACTTCTGAGGCTTTGACAATTAGGGTTTGTACTGATTCCATGAATCACCTCTGATTACAAATACTGCTCCACGTAATCAACATTGATTACGCTTTTTTGGAGCAACCATGATTCAAATTTCCGTGAAGTCGACGGAAGTCCGCAACCAGCGCGGCAACGGCAAAGTATCCGGCAAGCCTTATGACCTCAACTTTCAGACGGTGTGGGCCCACACCTCTGATCGCAATGGTAATCCGAACCCTTTCCCCGAGAAAGTGGAGATCATCCTCGAAAAGAACGAGCAGGGCGCTGCGCTGTTCTACCCCGTGGGCGAGTACACCCTGGCCCCGAATTCGGTCTACGTTGACCGTAGCGGCAATCTCAGCATCAGCCCTCGGCTGGTGGCCCTCAAGCCCAAAGCTGCCCCCGCAGCCTAAAGGCGCATCATGGAACACGCAGTGCGTGAAGCCATGGCAGAAGGGGCCTTGCTGTCCCTTCTTGCTCAATTCAACGGCACACACGACCAGAAGGCTGACCGTGTGACTGTCTCCCTCACAACTGGCTCCGATGGTGGTTGCTTCTGCGACGTTACCTATTGGGCCGGTGATGTGCCAATTGGCGGGGAGGGCTTCTAATGCCTGCCTGCCTCGCCCCCGTTCCTGATTCCCTGCGCTTTGGTCAATCCAATGGCGCAAAGATGCTCGAAGCCCTGCGCGCTCGCGCTCGCATGCTCGACTACCCCCGCATTGGTCGTGATCTTCCGCTGGACTATGACCGCCAGCGCTTTGATGTTGCCTGTCGTTTGAGAGAGCAGGGCAATTACCTCATCCAGGTAGGGGTGCGGTGATGCGTCAAGTCTCAGTTCTTTTTGCCCGTTCCGACTCTTGTTACAACGACTTGGTTGGCGATGTATGGGACATCAAGCGTGATGCCCGCAACTACATCGGCTCCAACGCTGTCATCTGTCACCCCCCGTGCAGAGGGTGGGGCCGTTTGCGCCATCTGGCAAAGCCTCGTCCAGATGAAAAGGCACTTGCTCTTTTTGCTGTTGAGCAAGTTCGTCGCTGCGGCGGCGTGCTTGAACACCCTCTGGGTTCTTCGCTGTGGCATGAGGCCAGTCTTCCAAAGCCGGGATTCGTTGATGCGTGGGGCGGCTGGACCCTGCTCGTAGATCAAGGTTGGTTCGGCCACAAGGCACCCAAGCCTACCTACCTCTACATCTGTGGTGTCACGTCGAGTTCCGTTCCTGAATTGCCTGTTCAGTTACAGCGAGCTGAAGGCCGGACGTTTGATTTGACACCTGCCGAGCGTGAACACACGCCAATCGAATTTGCGCATTTCCTCTTGGCCATTGCTGCGCAGGCTGCTGTTCCAGCTCGCTGTAACACTGACCTGGTTGCTTTTCCAGCTCGCTGTAACACTGACCTGGTGAAAAAGACCGCTGCTGAAAAGCGTGCTGCATTTCGTGCAATGGCGGGGGTACTGTGATGAATTACGAGCGCCCATTCCGCTATGACCCCAAAAACAATGACACCCATGTCATGGCCTTTCAGCCTTGGCAGGTGTCTCGCCGTATGGGCTTCGCATTCCATGAAATGCGTGCCCGTATGGCCGTCGGTCAAGCTGAAGAGCAGGGCGCTCGGATGGCCCATCTTGGCGGCGCAGCCGCCGGGCTTGTCTCAGTTTCAACAACTTGCAAGAGGGGGGAATTTAAGAATTTCTCCGAATTGTTGGCAGAAGCTGAGACCGTAGAAATCGACAAAAACGCGGCCCGAATTACCCGCCTCCGCAAGTCCCTGGGCGTTGCTTCAAAGTGCCTGCACAACCTCGGCGCAAAAAATCAGCGCATCTGGATGCAGACGCTGACATATCGGGGCGACAACAGCGCTTGGCGCGCTGAACACATCAGCCGGTATCTGGACGCCTTGCGCAAGTGGCACTACAGCCGCACAGGCTCCAAAAAAGTCCGCTATGTCTGGTGTGCAGAGCTTCAAGAGCGCGGCGTTATCCATTACCACGTTGTTCTCTGGCTCGACAACGCATTGACACCACCAAAGGCAGATCGCCCTTGGAAGTCAACCGTCCGCGGTGTTGTCACATGGAATCCGCCAATGTGGCGCCATGGCATGAGTAACCGCCTGGAATCCCATGCGCCTGTGGCTTACATCATGAAGTACGCCAGCAAGATTGAAAGCAAAAACATCGGAGGTTTCCCACGTGGAGCACGCATTCATGGCTGCGGTGGTCTTGATGCCACTGGTCGCGGCATTCGTCGTTGGGTTATGTGGCCTGCGTATGTGCAGGGCAATGCTGACTGCTCCGAACGCTGGAGACCTGCGAAGGGCGGCGGATACGAAAACGTTGCAACTGGCGAGATCCTCCTCGCTGAATTCGCACCAACGGGCGGCGGTTTTACGCGCTTTGCAAGAGTGCGGCGACACCATCGGGCGATAGAAGCCGCTGGCCCTTTTAACTGGTTCAACCCACTGGATGCAGACGCCTCTATGCGTCCGGTGTTTCATTGACTGAGGCAAAAGGAAAAATCATGATCAAAAACGCAATTCGCGGCGCTGCCGCCATGGCTCTGGCTGCTGTTGGTACTGCTCACGCAGCCCTGCCCACTTCTGTCGGTGACGCTATCACCGAATACCAAACCGACGCACTGAGCGCCATTGGTCTGGTAATGGCTGCTGGCGTGGCTATCTGGGGCTTGAACAAGCTCGCGTCCAAGCTGGGCTGGAAGTAATCGGGGAGGGCGGCACGATGGAAACTCAGCCACAAGCAACCATGCAAGTCGTGCCTGCCCCGCCGGATGCTGAATCGCAGGCCGATATGCTAGAGCTAGCCGGCCTTTTCTTTGTCGCGGCGCTGGTCATTTTTTGCGCTCGTCGCTTGCTTGACCTTTTCCGCACTGACCATGACTAAGCATGTCCAACCCACAAGACTATCTCTTTGCCGGGGGCTTGCTGCTGCTGCTCTGGGCTGCTTGGCACTGAACGCCCACGCGATCGATCAGATTTACAACTGGAACGGTTTGGAGTTTGTCCGTTCTGGCAACGCCCACCACGTTCATCCAGCATCCCCTGAATCCACGCGCCTGCGCGGTGGCTGGGTGCTCGATATCTCTGATGTTGAACCCAAGGTGACCGGCAAGCATGACCTCCCTTATCAGCATAAGGGCGGCGCTCTCGCAAAGGTCAACGTTGCAACTAATGTCAACCGTGCAACCCTTGCTGCTAGGGCTGCGGATGTTGTCAAGGATGCTGCAAAAAAGGCTGGCTCTAATCCTTATCTGACAGTCGCTACTATTGGTTGCTCTGTATTTTGTGATGCCCTGATTGGCTGGGGTGTTGACAAGCTAAAGGCTAATGAGGACGGCACTTTTTCTGCCCTTGTTCCTGATCCTGCTGTCCATCCAGATCAGTCTGATGGTTATAAATATTCCCGTGATGGAATCTCTGGGCCTTCTATTTACTCAGCCTGTATTTCTTATATTTCATACACCAATTCCAAAATAACGGACGGTTGGTATTACACGTATCGCGGTTCTAGCCCAACTGCTCCTGGCAATCCTGGGGCTGGTTCTTGTCTTGTTAATCAGCACAGGCCTGACGGCGCTATATATTCTTTTACTGGATGGCAGATGAACAAGACTCTAAATAGTTCTTGTCCCTCGGGTTCTCCTGTTGTCAACGGTGTATGCAATGGCGAGGCAAAAATCGAAAAGCCATTGGGACGTGTTTTTGAGGACAACATCGTCAACATGCCCTGGGGTCCTGTGCAGGCTTCTGTGGTCAAGGCGCTTATCCAGAACGGCCATAACGTCTTTACGGACGGCACGGATACCACCATCACTGGCCCCGATTCCGTCCCTTTGAGCACCAGCAAGAGTTCCTGGCCTGTCAACGTTCTGCCAGGTACAACAACGCCTGCCCCTGCTGGCCACACAGGTGCCACGGATTCCGGCACGCAGACCACCACCACGACCACCACGGCAAAGAACACGTTTTCTCCCTCTGGCTCGTCGTCTGGTGGCTCTGGCTCGTCCGGTGGGCCTGCATCGCTGGGAAGCATGACCACGACCCAGCAGACCACCACCACGACCACGATCACCAACAACATCACTAACAACACAAGCACCAGCGTGACCAACAACGTCACGGAGACCGACGAATCGCCAAAGGAAGAAGAAAAGGACTTCTGCGAAAAGAATCCCGACGCCTTGGCCTGCGCCGAGCTGGACACGCCGGAGCAGGACGTGCCACGCAGGGAGATCAACATCAGCTATGAGTACGCCAATATCTTTGGCAATGGCGCGTGCCCTTCGGATGCTTACCTCAACACCCACGGCCAAAGCCTCAAGGTCTGGGACTGGCAGGCCACGTGCAGCAACGTGCAGGACTACGTCAAGCCTGTGCTGATTGCCTGCTGTGCATTTGGTGCGTACCTGATCATCGTGGGGGTCAAAGAATGAAGCTCGGCACCTTCTTGCTGGCCTTGGTTGAGCCCATGATTGGTCGAATTTTGGTCACTCTGGGTCTTAGTATCGTCACGGTGACCGGCTTTCAGCAGGTCGTGAACATCCTCCAGGATCAGCTTGTTTCGTCCGTCAACGCGCTGCCGAATAACACGCTGCAGCTCTTTCTAATCGCTGGTGGTGGCATCGGCATCAGCATGATCGTTTCTGCCATCGCCGTGCGCGTCATGATCTGGCAGGCCATGAACGCCAAAAAGCTCCTGGGGGCTAATCCATGATTACCTTGATCACCGGCGTTCCCGGCTCCGGCAAAACGCTGTACTGCGTCCATGACATCATTCGCCGCGTCATCGGGACTAAAGTCGTAGAGCATGACGACGATGGCAATGAAATCGAGCATGAGCGCATCGTCTTTTCCAACATCAACGGTCTCAAGCTCGACCACGAGCTGATCGACGGCAGTGATACGGGTGGCCTGCGCAACTGGCACCAGTGGTGCAAACCTGGGTCCATGATCATCTATGACGAAGTCCAGAAGGTCTGGCCGTTGCGTCCGAATGGCTCCAAGGTGCCTGACGATATTCAGCACTTGGATACCCACCGTCACTACGGAGTGGATTTCGTCCTCATGACCCAGACAGTCAACAACGTTGATCGGCACATCATGGGCCTCGTTGGTCGCCATCTGCACGTGCGCCGGATTGGCAACATGCCGTTCGCCATCATCTATGAGTGGGACCATTGCTCTAGGGCGCTCCAGTATTCGAAGTCCATTGCTAAGAAGTTCTTCAGGTACAGCAAGGCCGTATTTAAGCTCTACAAGAGCGCCAGGGTGCATACCAAGGTAGAGCGCACCACCGCGCCGCTGCTGTGGGCCGTTTTGCTGGGCCTTGGCGTGGCTGGCTGGGGCATCCCTACCTACCTAGCCAAAATGAAGGAAAAAACGCAGGGCGGGGCCATTGCTGCCGCGCCTGCTGCATCCAATGTTTCACCGACCACCACCGACGCCAAAAAGACTGTTCCGCCAAGTCCTGCGCAAGCTGATACGCAAACTGTTGTGGCGGCTGCTGTAGAAGAAAAGCCGAAATTTGCCGGTTGTGTTGCAAGTGCTGTCCGCTGTGTTTGCTATACCGACAAAGGTACGCAAATTGAGCCTGAGCCCGGTGTCTGTCATGAGACCACCAAGCCAAAAATCGTCCTGGCTGGTGGCAATGTCGACTGGTATCAAGGCTGGCAACCTCCACCAGAAAACGCCCCCAGGTGGACCGGGACAGTCGTCGGCACGCAAAAGGGCTGGAGCTTCTAGGGGGCGCTGTGGGGTATGGGGCATCGCCCCATGTAAAACGTTGGCCGGGGTACCCGGACAATCCAGCGCGTGTGTGATGTGCTCAGTGCTTAGGTTCTCAAGTCCTGCGGTCGCGTATGCAGAGTGATCGCCGCGTCCCTTGGCTTTGGCCGCACTGTGGCCTTAAATCGTCGTCATGAAAAACAAGGTATTTTGTATTTTTATGCTGGATAGGCCGACAAGCCGAAGCGGGCAAGCTTGCGCCGCACGCTGAGAGCTTGGCGAAGCCGTCGCACCCAAAAAGATACAATGTATATTATGTTTAATCGACAAAACAGGCGTTTGCACGCGCCGTAGCAGCGACAGCAACACCCCTGTTTTCGAACCACTGCGCACGGCCTGATGTGACCAGCTTTGCGCATGTTCCGAGCACCTAGACCCGCGCAACTTCCGCACCTCCATTCGATGCTGGACAACATCGGGCGCAACGATACTGATCTGGCCAAATTCCTGAATATTTCGCCCCGAACTTTGGGCAGCTACCGCAGCAAAGGCCAAGCACCGCGTGTGGTTATGTTGGTCCTGTTTTGGGAGTCCACATGGGGCCAATTGGCTGCAAACTGCGATGCCGTGAACTGGGGAAGGCTCCAGTTTCAGGAAAACGCGATGCTCAAACGCCAGATTGCAAAGCAGCAACGCCAAATCCTTGAGCTTGAAAAAGCACTGGCCGAAGTGGACAAAACAGCCAATAGCCCCATCTTTGACGTCCGCTAGTCGCGGTATTCGGCCTCGAATGCGCGCCTTGCTCTCATGTGTTCATTGGCGCAGTCGGCACGCACGTTATCCAGGCGGCAAATCGGTGACGGCTTGTAGTAGCTCTGCCAAGCTGCTTCCTTGCGCTTGGCGGCAACCTCTATCTGCTGTCGCTGCCAGTCTTTCTCCAGCTCCTGCCGTATCTGGCGTCGTTGCTCTTCTTTTTGTTGCTGCAACATCTGTTGCTGAGCTTGCCTTTGCTGGTCGTTCATGGCTTTTAGTTCTTGTGCAAGCTGCCGTGCAGCCTGCTCTGCGCGCCAGGCCAGCACGCCCTCATAGGCCAAGATGGCTGCCATGCTGCCGATGAATACGCCCAGGGCAATTTTGGCTACATCACCGAAAAATCCCCAGTCGCTTTCTGCTTGCTGTCGTCTATACATGCCCTCTCCTTTTTTCGCATCATAGGAGCACATGCTGCAGAAGCGCTGACGCGCAACAGCCGTGTTTATCAGCGACGAGCTGGCGGCATGCCTGACCAGGCAGCACGCCACGCGTAACCGGCCAGTGCTTGTGCGACCGCTACGACGCGGCAGCTAGACCAATCCGACCTTCTGGAAGCCCTAGCCTGGCGCGCTGGCTGCGCTGTGAGCACATCACCCGGAACGCTGCGCGACACAAGGCGAATTGCCGGCCGCACGCCCCAAACGCCGCATGCGCGCACCCAAGCCCCGCCTTCTTTCTCCTGCTGAGCTGCAGCTTCGCTGCAGACAGCCCCAGGCTCTGCCTGGTCGAGCTCCG